GCTATACTCCATTTTCTTCTCAATCATGAGGTTCGCGTTGCGAGAGCCTCCGAATGGGATTTGCTCAAGGGAATCACCAGCGGTGTTGACGCTCTCGGCTTGACTGTTGCCGCGGATGGTGTAAATGGCTTCGGTGTTGTTGTTGCCTTCAAGGGCGAAGTTGGTGACCTGCGCGATGTTCGTTCCGAACGAACTGATTTGCCCGTTGTAAAAGAAGAACGGCTTCTCGGTGTTGGGTGCGATACCCGCCTTCTTGCGTTCAAGAGGACCGTTAGCGATGTTTTCAAACATACGGTGCGCGGTGTAGCGGTCGCCTTTGTTTGCGTCTTCAAGACGCCCCGTGTCGGTGTAGCAGTAAAGCGCGTCAAAGTTGATGGATAGTTTAGCCTCAGCGTCAGCATCGGCGGCAAGAGAGAAGTCCTTGACCTTACATCCTTTCCAAACGCGCGTCAATTGCTTGCTATCACTTGCGCTCCCTGGCGCGGCTTCGCTGGTGTCGGAAAGGGAGTTGGCGTTGTAAGAACCCGTGTCGCGTGTGCGGATGCTGGACTCAAGCGCGAAAGTCGGTAGGGTCGGACCCGAAAAGAGAAGGCGCGACACACGGTTGGTGATGTTCCCGAAAGTGGCGACTGCGGTATCAAAGTTCGGAGAGCCGTTGCTTGCACCGTTATCCGTGTAAGCGTAGGACTTGACGGTGAAGCCCGTTGAGCCGCCTGTGTGAGTGAAATAGAACGGCTCATCCACATGGATTCGCTTCGTGGTTGCGTCAACATACAATACTTGGCGCATCTCGTTGCGCTCGGTGTTCTGCATGTCAACTCCTACGCCATTTGCACCCCATTTCTTTGAGGAAGCGGGTTCAGCGAGGTCGGAAGGGAAGTTCGTCGCCGTCCCATCAATGATGAGAATGTAGTCGCCCACGGCAGGGGTGACGCTCAATGACCCGTTGAATGCGAGGTAGGTGTCACCTGCTGAGACATTGACGAAGTTATTGGTTGAGTTGACCGTAGCAATGAGTGTTGCTTTGCTCTGCGAAGGCTCGTTGACAACTTCGCGACCGAGGGAGTAGTAAAGCCAGCGCGCGCTGTTAAACATCATCTCCATTGAACCGCCTGTGTTCTCAAAGCGTTGAGGTTCTTGGATGACCACATCGCGACCAATGCCGACAATGTGTGCTTGACGGATTTCCACTTTCGTTTCGGGCAGAGCAACCGTTGCGGCAAGGCCGATGAATTGGTCGGTGAGAACAGATTCGTCGGTTGAGTCAGCGTTAGCGTGATAGGTCATGTTAGGGTCAATCGTTGGCGTAGCAATCGTGCTGATGATGAGTTCATCACCAGCGTTTGAGGATTGACCCAACGCTTCTTTCAAATCACGGTCAAGGATAAGCGTCGTGCCACGGTTTTCAACGATGGTGTAGGAGTTGCCTGTGGTCGCGAAATCGTCAAGGTTGAATGAGCCACCGCCAATGATGCGAAGTTGCGACCCAACGAGCATACCCTTTGGGTATTTGAGATTGGACGAACCATCAAAGAAACCTGCGCTCGCGCCGCTAAAGTTCAACTTATTTCGGTCGCTTCCGTCAACCGCGAATTGAAGCCCACCGAACCCGCCGTGTGCGAGCGCGAATCCGCTCTCTTTTCCAAATGTCACTTCCGATAGGTCGCCCTTGTAAACTGTTGATACCATGTTGTTCGCCCCGCCTTGTCTTACGCGATGAGTTCCGAGAATATAACGATTTCAACTTGAAAGGTCATGCGATGAAGCCGCTTCGTTCGGTCCGAAAGGTCAGTTCGCAGTTTGTAAAGTAATCGGTCAAAGTTCGCGCCATCGCCTTTTCGCTTACTGTGAACGATGCGCCGAACCTCATCCTCCATTTTCATGAGGTGCTTTCGCCCGTTCATAGTGCGCGCGTCCACGGTGACATTGATTCGTGTGTGAACGAAATCATAGAACACTTCGGGTTGTTCCTCCGCATGCATCGTTTCGTAAAGAAAAATCGCGTCTTTGTTGGTGAGGTCAACGCGCTTGCCGCGACCAGCCTCAACCGTGGTGATGTCCTCAACGATAGGTGTGCGCTGGTTTGTGTTCCCACGGTTCCACCCTGTGGTGAGAATGTCCTTCATGAGTTCAATTGATTCAAGCGCCATTGAGCCACCCTCCAATGCGCGACTGAGCGCTTGCTTGCTTTTTTGCTTTGCTGATGATGGCTTGATAGTCGGGGTCGTCTTCGCTCATGACCTCGCCATTCTCCTTGACGATTTGCCCTTTGCTATTGACTGCCGCGTCGTATTGAAGAGCGCATGCGTCAAGGAAAATGCGACCCTCATCGGTGAAGATGCTCATCTCGCGCGCTTGCTTGATAGGCTCCGCAAGAGCCTCCGCAAGAGCCTTATTGATTGCTTCTTTCATGTTATCACTCGTTTTGTGTTTGGAATTGTTGTTGTTGAGGGAATGCGTTGGGGTCATTCATTGAATAGCCCTGCTGGTCTATCCCTTGCTCAATGTGAGGCATGTTGGATTGCATGTATTCCTCCATTTTTCGCTGATGACACAATTTGCATCTCATTTCGTTGGGGTAAAAATGGCCTACATCAAGGCTCCGAAGACCGCTACCGCATGGACACTCTTTCGCGCCGTAATTGATAGGTCGCTGATTTTGCTGACCTTCAAGTTGAATGCGTTGCAACAGGTTCAACTTCTTTTCCTCTTTCAGCAATCGCCATGCTTCATTCATCGGGTTCATATTATCACTCATCTTCGGGTCGCGGCATTCGTTGTATGGCTCGTCTTGGCTCATCGTTGTAATAGGGGTTGTTTTCCATTTGTCCGCCCGTATGGTCTTTGGCCTCCATTCTCCAATCCCTCAAATCTTCTTGTTGAACAAGTTTCAAATAATCCTCTAATTTCATCCCTAAACGCTGACTATCTCTTTGCGCGTGTTCATCATCGTTATTGTAAGCGGGGTGGTTGCCCTCTCGCATCGCTTCAATTGTGCGAGAAACGCCATGCTCGCGGTCGCCATCACCTTCAAATCCATGTCCATAAGGGTCCATTCCTAAGGCGAGGTTTGCATAATTCATCACCGCGGGAGGAACAGTTTGTCCTTCGCTATCACGCATCATCTTATTGCCTTTCAAAAATATCCATGCTTCATTTATCGGATTCATGTTATCACAACACCGTCATCACTTCTGTGTAGCGCGGTAGCGTCTCCGCAACCTGCGCTTTGAACAACTGATACTTGCTACCCAAGTCCACATTTTGTGTGCCTTCGGGCAACAGAACGCTACGGTCGTCGGACAGAATCAAATCCATCGCAACCAACTTGGTGCAAACATCCTCAATGGCTTTCTCAACATACCGCTCACCGTAAACATAGGACACCTTGACAGCGTTCCATGAGAAGTAGGGGTAGGAGTTGTTGAAGTAAATGACACCCAAGTCGTAGTCAGCCCACCAATCGCGAAGACGAGCCTCGTCGCCTGTGGTCGTGCCTACATAATCAATTTTGAACTTCTTTTGATTCAGCGTTGCATCGGCAACTGCCGCCGCGCTAATGTCACCAGCGAGGTCAGTCACGCCGTTAAGCGTTGTGCCGCTGATGCTGGTGTAGTAGCCGTAAGTGCTTCCTATGTTGATGATGCCGTAGGGGGCCAAACCCGACACGCTATTGACGACGATGGTGGTTGCGGTGGATGACACCACCTTCACATCGGTGCTGGTTGCACCCGTGAAGGTCACGCCCGATGATGTGCATGCGTAGGTGGCGTTCTCGCCAGCCTCGCCGCGACGCATAGAGGTGATTTTCAGTTGACCGCCACCGTAGTCAGCGTTCGCAGAAGCCATGAACTCATGATGCACATTGGCCGTAATCGTGCCGTCGCTCTCGCTTACATCCTCAAAGGTAAACGATGGGCTGAATGCAGTTGCGCTTTTGCCCTTGCGAGCATCCATATTGATGAGGTCAGCGAGTTGTTGAGCGGTGCTGACATTATCAAACTGCGCGCGAAACTTGGATGTTCCCTCACCAGCCGTCAGCGTCGCGACGCCACCCCCGCCAGGGCATAGGAAGACTTTGTGTTCACTAAATCCACCTGTGTTCTCAGCAAGTTGCGTGAAGTCGGCGATTTTGAGGCGGATTTCAGCCGCGGCAATTTCACGATAATCGTTGCCCTGCCATATCTCAAGGCGGAGAATGTGTTGCGCGTTGCGGAACATCAAGGGGACAGAGCCAACATAATCGGTGTAGTAGCGACGACGGTAGGGTTTGTAGGTGTCAAAGTTGAGGTATTCAGCCGTCTGCAACATCGGTCGCCATGAGTTGTTTGTAAGGTTGTCAATTTTGTCTTGAGTGCGACGGATGAGCGTCTCAACCTGCGCCTTCGTGACACCCTTACGCTTGCCGTTGGTGAACGATTGAAGGTTCTGCACCTGTGCGTTCTGTGCCGTCGTGTAAGTCCCTGTCAAAGCCCCTGTGAAAGAAAGACGAACATTGCTGGAAGCGCGAGCCACACCTGTGATAACTCGTTCTTCACCCATTTCGGCATCGCTGGTAATTTCAATTGTATCACCTATTTCAAAGCCAACCAATCGGTAGTCTGCGGGGGAGATGTCAACATGCGTAGAGCCGTCTTCTGCGGCTAAGTAAACGGGGTCGGGGAATGGGATTTGAAGAATGTCAGCAACCTTCTGTGCGGAGGTGTAGTAGAGCCTGTCGGGGAAGAGTGGTCGTCCTTCGCGTTCACCTGTTTGAAACACCGTAGGCAATCAAATCACCTCTTCGGTCTTCGCGAGGTTGTAGTGCATTGGCTTCTTACACGCGCCGCATCGCTCAAGGTAGCAGAAGTGAAGCATGCCGCAGAAGCGGCAACGCGTCCCTGCACCGATGTTTACGATGTCGCGGATGTTTCGCGTCTTCATGTTTTGACGCTTCACAACACCCTTCAACTTATCGCGCTCATCGGTCTTGGTCATTGACTCTTCTGCCTTACGCCAGCCTTGCTTCTCAAGGCGTTTCAGTTCACTCAAGTCCATGTCGCTCACCTCATGAGGTGACGACTACGACATAGAGGTTGCCCTGCATGGTGTAAGAAGTGATGCCCTCAACAGTCTTCCCGTTGGTGTAGTCGTCAAGAACCTTCTGCACGCCGTTCGCCACAGTCGCGCCTGTCTCGCACCCCTGTTCGGGTGTGAACTCAAACACTTTTGTGTCGGACAAGGTGAATCACCTCATCGCTTGCCGAAGACCATCAAACGACCGCCGTTTGCGCCAGGGTCCGCAAAGCGAACTTTGGTCGCGGAAGTGGTGTCAATTGAAGCCGTCAAAGGTGCGCCGCCTGCGCCGCCATTGTTGGAAACCGCCGTCACCATGAGGACTTCGGAAAGGAAGTCACCCAATTCAGCGTCTTGGTCGCCGTTCGCAACCGTTCCTGTAATCACAATCAAGTCGCCCAAAGTGTGGGGTCGGTTATCGCTCGTAAATGCCATATCATTCATCTCCTGTGTTTTCTGCTTCTTCTGCCTCGTTCATAGACTCTTCGGTCGGATTGAGGTGCGCGTCAACTGCCGCGAGCAACTTGGCCTTCGTGGAGAGCGAGGAATAACTGACCCCGTTCTCGTCCATCCAGCCCATGATGTCGCCCTTTTTCCATCCCATGTCGGGGATGCCGTCGTTGCCTTTGTCCAAAGTCGCGGTCGCGGCTTCATAGGTGAAGCCTTCAATGAGGAACTCTTTGTTGCCCTCAAAGGATGACCTGTAAGACTCAAGCCATCCAGCGTCCACTTCGCGCGCTTCGCCCCAAATCCACCAGCCCAAAGAACCCATGTTCGCGCCAGCGCGTCGTGGTCCTCGGTAGGTAATCGTAGGCAAGAAGAATCACCTCAGCGAACAAGCAACATCAAAGTCACGGATTCGGTCGTTCCCGAAGTGTTCGTAAGAACAAGTGGGGTTCGCTTGTGAAGAGCCGCGTTATCGTTCATTTGAACGGTCGCATTTGCCGCGAGAGTAATTGATGTTGCACCAACAGCAGTTAGTGTTCCAACAATTGCTCCTTCTGCGTTAAGAACGAAGTCTCCAACGCTGAATTGCGTCGTTGCATCAACCGTGTCAACAGCGGCGGTTGACTCACTCGTCAAGAAGTGAGAACCATCGTTGATGAGAACACCCGAAGCCGCGTGTTGGGAAAGCCCTGGCGCGGCGTTGGATTCAGCCCATTGACAGGACGCGTGCATGATTTCGGAACATTCGCCCGAAAGGGTCAGCGTTTCATTGTCAGCCATCGTGCTGATGTGGACAACCAACAAGCGCGGGTTGAATACATTTGCACCGTCAGTCTGTCGTGGTTCAAACGAAGTGAGCGCGCCAGGGTAGGATGAGCCAAGCCAAGTGGTTTCGTCTTGGTCAACACCGCCTTGGAGGGGCATGTCCAAAAGAACATCAATCCCTGCGCTACTGCTGGTCGTGTAAGTAATTCCTCTGTGTGTTTTTGCTACCATTTTTCATCATCTCCTCATTGTAGGTTGCGAATGCTCCCGCTTGCGCCAAAGAACGAACACCAAAGTTCGCCCATTGTTCGGTAAAGCCCCTCTTGTCCAAGACGGTTAATCGCGAATGGGTCGCCCGTTTCAATACCGCTTTCGTAGTATTGCGTTGGGATTGCGGTTTGGAACCACAGGTAATCCGTGTCCAAGTAGTAAATGCGCGACAGAGAACCGCTGGAAGTAGCGGTGTCGTCGGGCATGTCCTTGGTTGGAATCATAGGCACGCCGTTGTAGGTCGCGACAATGAATCCAGCCTCAAGACCTGGCACACCCTTCACTCCGTTGTAGGAGGGGGTGACGCGCTTGGAGTCCATGAAGCGTTGTTGGGATTGGAGCAATTGTTGGACGCGCATCAAGGTGTCGTAGCCCGTCAGCATGACCTTCGGGTTACCACCACGGGTCCAAAGTTGTTGGAACAATCCGTCCATTTGGTTGAGGGACAGGTTGCGGTTGGTTGCGGCGGTTGAAGCGTCGCCACCAACATCAACTTCTGCGCTGTGGAAAGCGGCGCTTCCATCGCGAGTGATTGAATACATGTCGTGGTCGGTGAGCAAGTCAACACCTGCTTGGGTGGTGGTCATCACGGCAGGGTCGGAAGTGATTCGGTCAAGCGATTCAAAGTCGTTGCCTGCGGCGGTGGTGACATCCTCAAGAAGCATTCGGTTGATGTGTTCAGCGTGGTGCTTACCCATTTCCTCTTTCAACACTTGGCGGACATCGCCCATGCCGTCGTCCTTGTCGGAAAGGAACATGCTCACTTCGGACAGGTCAAAAGTGTGCGCGACGGTCTTGGGCTTTGCGGCCACATGGAGGAACTCAGGCTTGGAGGTGTCGGGGAGAGTTCCGTTCTCCGCGATGCCGCCGCCCTTTGCGAAGGAAGCGCGCTCCGTGAGGATACGCCATCCACTTCGCTCCCACGGCTTCTTCGGAAGGATTGAGAACGCGTTGAACTCTTGGTTCAACTGCGACCAAACCTTTCGGCCATAGATTGCTTGATAGGTTCCCGCGGTGGTGGACAACAAAGGCGCGTCAGCCTTCAAAATGTCGCCTGCTCCGTAGGTGTAGCCTGTTTGAGAAGCGCCGCCGTAGTAGTAGCGCTCCATGTCTTGAACTGTTCTTACATAATTTCTTGCCATCAGTATTCCCCTCCTTTGAGAGCCTTACCTGCAAGTCGGTGAACATCGTCCCACGACATGTTTGCAAGTTCAGCGGTTTCGGGAATGGTGACGGTCGCGGTGTTCGCGGACTTTGCAATCATTGAACCACCAGCGGACACATTGTCAATGCGCTCGTTGAGTGCGAGAACAGCCTTCTGCAACTCAACCATTGGGGCGCGAGCGTCAAACTCATGCTTGGCGATTGCGTCAGCCTCTCTCTTCTGCTCCTTGAGGAAGCGGTCGGTGAAGTGGTTGTTCAAGTCGGACTTGAATTGTTGCTCGGTGGCCGCGGCCTTGAAGACCTCGTAAGCGGATTCAATCTCGGACTGTGAAACATTCTCAGCGTTGAGATATTGGCTCTTGATGACATTCTTGTTGCCGCTTGGTGCGGAACCAAAGTTGGGTTGTGGACGCTTGCCCGAATCGTCTTCGCCAGCGCCTTCAAGGGAACCCTGTCCGCGCATGTCAAAGCCCGATTCGCCAGGGCCGTAGCCTTTGTTGAAGTGGTCGCGAGCGGCGTTGGGGTCAAACCCTGCGCTCTTTGCAGTCTGCTCAAGCCACACCAAATAGTCACTCGTAATCATGTCGTTTCCTTTTGTCATCTTCTCATCCTCTTTGTCTTTTTTGTCTTCGTCATCGGAATACATCATGTCCTCGTCTTCGTCGTCTTCGTCTTCGTCGTCCATTGGGGGCTTTTCCTTTTTAGGCATTCGCTCCTTTTTGTCGCCGTCGCCGTCAAGGTCGTTGATGTCGGGCATGAATCCTTTCTCTTTGTCTTCGTCTTTGTCCTCTTTCTCGTCAAGTTTCTTTGACAAGCGTTCAAGGACGCTTTGCAGTTCGCTCATTGTGTTGGTCATATTATCACCTGTGTCTTCCTTGAGGATGCGGAACTGTGCTTCGGGGTTGATACCCTTCTCACAAATCGTGACCTCATGGAGTTCCATGCGACGGATTTCGCGGTAGTCTCCGCGGGTTTGGTCGCTCTTATTGACGCGCTCAAATGCTTGACCGCCGATAGAGAACGAGCGCAGGTTCCCTTTGCGGATTTCGGAAGCCACTTCGCGTGCCTTCTCAATGTCGCCACGCAACTTGATGACAACAAACATGCCCGTGTCGTCCACTTCGGACTTCCACAGACGACCGTTGGAGTCGGTGTAGGAGTTGATGACCTCACCGACTTGAATGTTAGAATGTGCGAGTTGCACATTGCGAAAGCCATCAGCCTTCATGAACTTGCCGAACGCGTCTTTCAATGCACCGCGGGTGATGAGGTCACCCTGCTTGTCAACCATTTCAACCGACGCGTAGCCAGCGACAACCAAGTCGTTCCCAAGACCCTTCAAAATGATGGGTTCCGAGGAAGAGGATGGAGCCGCAAGAATCGCCATTGCTTTCGCGACTTCATTTCATGCTATATGAATGAAACCCTCATTGAAGCGCGACGACACCATCATCCTCTAACACCGCTTCTTCGCCTTCTGTGCTTCGCAGTCGCTTGGTTTTCTTCTCAGTCGCAGGCTTCAACTCATCATCCTTACGCGCCGCAGGGTCAAAGTCGGGAAGCGTTTCATCGTTGATGTTTTCAGTCGGCCCCTTTGGATGAGCATCGGGTGTCGCGTAGCCGATACCCAAACCTTGCACACCTGTGCTGGTGATTTTCTCTTTGGACAACTGTTCCAATCCGCGCTCCGCCAATTCAAGACCACGCTTGATGACTTCCTCTTCCTCTTCCAGCACCTTCTTCGGCTTCTTGCTATGCCCTGCTGGTGGTTCGGGTTTGACCTCATCATATTCGGGTTCCTCCACATCTGCTTTCTTCAACAACAATGCGGCATCGTATTCCCAATAGACGCGTTGGTCTTCTGCTAAACGAACGAGATATTCATTGCCCCATGTCGTGGTTTGAGGTTCAACGACCCAAAGACTTCCTTCTTTGCGCGTCTTACAAATCACATCGTCATCAAAGGCAGGGAAGTTGATGATGATGTTGCCCTTTCTCACACCTACGCGTTGGGCAACATGTTGCTCACCTGCGAGAATCGCGAGCGTTTCAACACTATCAGCGGCGAGCGGTTCGTTGTCTGTGATTTTCGCAGAGCGTATGCGATAGACAGGATGCTCGCTCTTTGAAGCGCTGACACCTGTGCAACGGACTGTGGCGAAGTCTCCGACATTCAAACCACGCGGCCCCTTCGCGTTGCCGACCATCATGTAATGCTCACCTTCGTGTTCCTGTGCGCGCTTTCCATAATGTTCGGGATGCATGAGTGGGCCGACGCCGACGGTGTAGTTTTTACCAGCGCGCGAAAGGATAACCACATCAACCATTTTCTCTTTGCTCAACAACACCCACTTGGGGTGGCGAGGTTCACCTTTCATGTAAGTCGCATTTGCATCGCGGAGAAGAATGTCAATGTTCTGCTCTCCGCGCAACCCTTCAATCGCGGTCTGCAATCCCTCATCATCACTACGCTTGGTGTTGATGGGTTCGGGCATTTTAATGTGTTCGCTGGATTCGTATTGAGCGCGCAGATGACGGATGCGGTCTTTGGTCGGCATGTTGTGTGTATCCTCATCCGCCGTTTTGAGCAAGTCAATGATTGTCATCATGTTATCATGAAGAATCGCGTGGACTACGAAATCCTTTTCGTAAACTTTGTCGGCTTCGCTCAATACGGCTTCGTTCAACTTGACTTCGCCATCAGCGCCGTATGCTGTCAACTTCTTACCCTTCTTGGTCGCGATGACATGTTCTCCTTGAGGATAAAGCGTGATGACCCAATCGCCTGTAAATCCGCGCAGATGTTGCATGTCTTCCAAATCAAAAATGCGATGCATGAACTTTACAGGTGCAGGTTGACCGTCTTCTTTGGTGATGAGCGAATCATCAATGATAACATCAGCAGACGCGAGTTTGTATTCGGTGAGGTCATTTGCATTCTGCGCTTGACCTTGAAAGGTTGTTGAGTCGCCCATTGAGTTTTCCAAACCAAATGTGTGAGGTTGAAGCGACGGGTTGACAGCACGAACAGCATCGCGCGGAACAAAGAGATTCAAGCGCATGTTGTTAGGAAGGCAGTTGGGTGAGACTTCGGGAGATTGAAACACAAAATTGCTATTGTAAAGTTCGTCTTTGTTGACGACGGCAGGGACGGGGACAGACCGACCGTGACGGCGCATGTATTCTTTGCTGGTGTAAAGAGGCATCAACGGGGCTTTGTCAAGACCGCTACCGCCGAATTGCAAATCTTTTGACTCAAGTTTGAAGTTCGGGCTAAATGTGACGCTATCATCACCGAGAGCGTGAGCCATGAGTCTCATTTTTTTGTAGCGGCGCGTCAAATCCTCTTTGCTACCTCGCGGGAAGATATTCTGTTCTATTCTTCCCGTCGGTAAACGAACACCCTTGCCCAAAATGTTCCTGTCGCTACCGCCTTTGAGATGGTCAAAGGCGTGTCCCATCACCTCCTTGATAGCGTCAAACTCTTTGTCCATTGAAACGGCATCACCTTGATACTTCACTGAATCACCACCGTGAAGGAGGCCATGCTCTTCTGCATGACGCTTGTGAATACCGCCTTCATCATAGCGAATGTGGTAAGCATCGGTCATTTTCCCATGCAAGTCGGATGGGTCTTTGATGTGGTCAAGCACGCTTTTGACATGACGGTCGCCTCTTCGCGTCCTGTTCATGACTTGAGAAGGTGCTTCCACATCAACCGCTTCATCCAATTTGTTATGCGAGTAGTAGCGAGCCATGAACGCGTCTTCAAACGAAATGCCCTGCTCTTTTGCGGCCTCAGCGATATTCTTCATCGCTTGGTTGAAAATAGCCTCCGACTTACGGTCACCGTCATTCCTTTTTGCGTAAATGTGCGAAGCAACTTCATGGCCTTTTGCATGTTCGGGGAAGAAGTCTTTGAGTTCACGGAAATCGTCGCGCTTAGAATAATTGGCGCGTTCAACGGTCATGTCCATGAGGTCATTGTAGTCATCAAAACTCACCAACTTGCCCATGCTTTTAACGCTCTTGGGACCGTGAATTGTAAGTCCGTGAGTTGCAGGTTTGACGATACGCTCGCCCTCTCTTTCTTCATTTGAGTAGCACAACTTTAGGCGTTGGTCGTTAGTGAGGTTTCTCGCGATGTATTCTGCGATGTGCAAACCGTAAGCCGTGAGGTTCCACGCGTCGTTGTTTTCCTCCGCATTCATGCCTTCAAATCCAAACGCCTTCTCACCGAAGTGATGTTGAAATGCAGGTTTGACCATTTTGTTAAAGACCGCTTCGGTCACATCGTGGGTTTGTCGCGCAATATCGGAATGATTCATCATGGGTTCATTGGATTCACTCGGATTGAGGTGATGCTGTAAGTCATTGATTTGAGCGTAAATGAGGTCGCGCTTTGCCTCATCACGCTCACCACGAAGCATGTCTGTCAATTCGGTCTTGCGTTGAAGCGCCAGCGTTGCGGTGTCGGGGGCTATCACATATTCTTCGCCGTGTTCTGTCGTTCCAAAATGTCCGCTTTCGGGTCCTTCGTAGTCCCTAACGCGCTTTTTCAGTTTTCTTTTTTTCCTCTCCGACGCACCAATATCCAAACCTTCCGTTGCCGCTACTTCGCGTTGAAGTTGTTTTGTCGTGTATGCCCCATGCATGAGTTGTTCGGGGACATAGAAGTTGCCGTGTTGTAGCGCGTCAAGGTATTTTTGATACTCTTCAACCGTGTAAAACGAAAAGAATTGTCGCCCGTCTGCGTCAACCTTCCCCGCCAATTCGCGGTGAACTTGGTCTGCGCCTCGGAATTGTCCTGTGGGGTCAGTCCTACGCGACGATGCATGGTTTCCATTCTTCCAATCTTCTAATGCAACAGGGTCGTCAATGTCAAGCGGCTCATGCGCGCCCATCATGCCGATAGGAATGTGAAGTGTATGTTCGGGTTTGAGATGGTCATAGTCAAGGTATTTGAGGCTTTGACCTTCCCCTAATTGTTCTCGGAACAGAAGTTTGTCGTGGTTTTTATTCATAGCGTTGTCGCGTATCACCTGCACATCGGACATAGGATGATTGGAGACGATTTTGTGGTCTTCGTGCAATCCATCCATGCTCAATATGCCTGTGGGGTCCAACTCTTCCGCGCGATAATGTGCTTGCGAACCAATGAAACCAGCGAGCGAATCGCTCGCTGGCACGCGCAAACGAGGCATGTCTTCGGTAAACGCTTCCATATCCTCCGTCACACCACGACCAACTGCACGCGTTGTTGCGGCAGGGTTTGGTTGGTCTTTCATGTCAATACGAACTTCTTTGCCTGCTTTGAAATCATCCTTCATCTCTTTGATTTCACCCGCTGAATAGTCGTTCGCTGACGCGACTTCTTCCATGCGTGCAAGGTTCGCCTCATCAAGCGCTTCGTCCCCGACAGGTTTGTAAATGTCTTGCATCCTGTCTTTGATGCGACCTTTTTTTCGCCCCTCTTGAGTGCCGATTTTTCGCCCAAGATGCTCTTGACGGAACGAGGGGACAACAAGTCGTTCGGGGACACCCTCTTCGCCGCGCAGAGTGTCAAACCACATCCCAGGCATTGCATATTCGCGCGACTGTCCAAAGTCATCCCATTGACCATTTTGAGCGCCATGCGCACCCATGATTTCAGTTAGGATGCCCAAAGAAGTCTTTTCTTCTTTCGCATCCTTTGGATTTTCCCAATCTTCGGGGATTCTGCTTGTGTAGTGAAACCCATCCATCGTCTCCATAATGGTATCGTTTTTCCCTTCAATAGTAACCTGTTGAGCCGCAGTTGTCGCGAATTGGTCAAGCAACTCTTGACCGCTCTCGGTATCAAAGAAACCGCGATTGCGCAATTCTTTGAAGTTGGGCGTATCGTTGTTGAACTCAATGTATCGGTCATCGCCGTCAATAATGAAGTGAGGGTAGGGGCCTTGGCCGTATTCGTCAAGTTCGGGATTCTCTTGCAGAAACTCTCCCACGGCTCGTTTGTAGTCTAAACTTCGCAACACCCCATCCTTTACGCTTTTGATGTCATCCAACCGCTTACCGCTTTTGATTCGCTCTGCGAGTTCCTCTGCGAACTTTTTTGGTGAAGCCTCCAATTTCGCTCGCAATTCGCTATCCGCCAAGAAACGGTTCGGTATGGTGTGAGAATAGCCTCCTTTGAGCGCACCGCCTGTGTAAGAATGGAAAAGCGCGGCATCCATCAGTCGCGCGTGCCTTTTCATGTAAGAAGCAACTTCGGTGTTGCCGTGGATGATGTTGTTGAGTTCTTTTTCACTTTCACCACCGTTGAGTAGCCAATGCATAGTGTCGCGTATCATGTCTTTGGGGAGCATGTAAATGCCGAACCTGTAAGCGTCGTCGCCTATGCGCTCCAAATGAGGATAAACAAATCCCCCGTCTTCGGTATGAATTGGTTTATTGCTTTTGATGACTTTGTGGAAAAGTGGGCCAGCCTCGTTCTTCGGATGACCGTTTGCACCAAACCCCTCTCTCAAGATGTAGTCGCGCGGAATCCCCTCATTCTCCCAATTATTTGCCCAAACAAAATACGCATCCAAAAACTCTTTTTGTTGCGGGAACTTCTTTTCGTAGTCCTTCTTGAAGTCCTCAAAACCAATGTTGAACATTTTGTTGATGTTGAAGTTATCGCCGCTCCAATTGCCGAGCATGTTGTCTTTTTTCAACATCGGGTGGAGTTTCTTGGAATCTCTAACCATCGCTTTGTGGAAGTCTTCTGCTTTCCCGCGCGAGAACATTTTTCGCGCTAAGGAATGAAACACAGGTATGCCGCTATAAGAGGGTTGAAAATCGTTGTAGTTCGGGTGCAAACCAAGAGCGTGAATGGGATGGTGAGGCTCGTCAATTTCACTCCAATGATACCCGTCGGGATTGCTATCGCTTCTGTGGTTGTGTATTGTTTGTTGACGCCATCCTGTTGCTTGGCGAACCATGTGGTCAATCGCTCTCATGTCGCCTCTCTTTTTCGCCTCTTCCCATTTTTCCCTATCAAACAATTTTATCGCGCGATGCTGAGGTCTGCGCGCTGGTTCGTGTTTTGTTGAGCGCGAAGTGACGGCTTTAGCCTCTTCGTGAAACTTCGGCTCAATCATTGTTGCAAGGTATTCCTTTGCTTCTTTGCGAAGCGGAATGTGGTTAATGCCGTGATTGATGAGGTTCTGCGCGCTAAACAGAACATTCGCCGCTTCGTTGCGAGCGTCTTCGCCTTTGACCAACGCGTCGTAAAACTCGTTCACGACTCTTGCGTGATATTGGGAGGCGTTCTCGCGCACTTTCTCACCTCAATAGAAGTCGGTGAGATTGTATGCTCCTTCGGGATTCTTATCGGATGGGTCACCAGCCTTGTTCTCGCGCATCTCAACGACATTCGGGTAGCCCGAATGCGTCTTCAACTTAGGATTCTTTTCCATTTTCGCACCTTGATTCTTAACATCCTCAACTTCAATCATCTGCTGATTGGTCCAATAAGTGCCAGGTCGCACCTTATCAACACCGCGCACGCTTTCAAACGAGTCGCCTGTCTTTGAACCCAACTTCGCGTCAGCCTTCTCCATCAGTTCGTTTGCTTGCTTGACGAGTTCGTCAACATCGGGTGCGTTCTGCCCCGCCTCAACTTTCATTGGCTTCATTGGTCAACCCTCCTTCCTTCAACTTGCGCGGCTTCGTTCGCCATTGCGTGAATGTCATCCCATGACATTTCATGCCACGCTTCATTTGATTCGGGCATGTTAATTCCTACATCGTCAATCGCGGCGGCGGCTTTGCTGATGACATCATCACGGTCGCCGCGTAGCGGGTCACCCCAAACATCCTCGTTTGCGGGAGTGTTAGCGCGAACAAATCCAGCACGCTTGAGAAGAAGTTCGGGTGTGTGCATGCTTTTGCGCATAGCGGTGATTTCGGAATCCATCGCTTCCATTTTGCTGATGAGGGCTTTCATCAGCGTCATTGCGTCGGAATCGTTGGTCACGCTCACACCTGTCCTTGCTTCTTGAAAATGCCGCCAATTCGGTCGGGGCCGATGTAGCCCATCGGTCGGTCACCCGATTTCGCGATGACGCCCTGTGTGCTGTTGAACTGCATGACAGGCGCGCCGCCAGCGTATCGGTCGTTGACTCCGAGAATGCGGTCGCCGCCGTTTTGCGATTTGTAAATCTCGGTCACATCATCGGCGAGGTAGTCGCTGGTTGACTGAATGCTCCGTAGGAATTGTTCAGCAGAAACGAGGTCGTTGTTAGCGAGCGCAACCTTGAACTCCGCGACGGCGGTTTCAAGTTTGCGAACGATTGGGTCCATCTTTGTGAGCAGGCTCATGCGTCCGACGACGACGCTTCACCACTTTAACCTATTGGAAACCACTCTCTTTCTGTTTTGCAGTTGGGTCTTTCGCGGCCTGCACGCTATCAAGCGCTTCTTCAATCGGTGTTTTCTTCGCGCCGCGTTGATTTTTTTTGGTTGAGGGTGCGCCCGATTGATGGGTTTCGGAACTGATTGGCGCTGGCCCACGGTCGCGCTGACCTGTGCTTTCACCAAGCCCGATGGCCTTCTCCATCATCATGATTTGACCGCCACCCTGCGGCGGGGGTCCTCCGCCACCCTGCGGGGAAGCCCCTCCCGCTGGCGGCATCATTGGACCCCCACCCTGTGGAGGTAAGCCGCCCCCAAGCGGCATAGGTGGAGCGCCACCGCCCATCGGCGGCATTCCGCCACCGCCCATTCCACCAGCCTGTTGTTGCATGGCGGTTTCCTGTGGGTCGGGCTTTTTGTAAACAAAGCGAATATCGCGTCCAGCATCCTCTGTCAATTCGGGCTGGAAGCCAAGCGCTTGCATTCGTTGTGCGATGTTGACTTCTTGCTCATCGCGTCGCAGTCGTGTGATTTCATCCTCCTCCTCGTTCGGGTAAAGCGTTAAGCACCAATCACTAACACCCATTTGGTCAAGAAGACGAGGGAAGAGTTCGCGTGAATACAATTTCTGTCCCGATTCAACCGCGCGGTTAGTGACAAGTATTTGCATACCTTCGTTGTTCAAACCGCCCGACTTACCTGCATCCATCATGAACACATTGGAGACTCCATAAAACGCCGCTATGCGCATGCGTATTTCGTCTCGGATTTGAGAATACTGCATCTCATCAAGACTATCCATGAAACGAACGAACTCAACCTTACCGCGCCCCGACGAAGACTCAACACCAACCTTCGGGATGTAGTGCGGGTCGCGCTCCATTTTTTCTTCCGCACCCTTCCAAAACGAAGCGGTTGACTGAATGTTGTCGGTGGTGATAGCGAGGATGCCGCGAGGGATGCGTCGCTTTTGATAGGCGAGGTAAATGTAGTTGTCCATCGCGGTGAGGCTCATGGCTTGACGCCACATACTGGCGACAGGAGAACGCCCGTAGAGTTTGGATGGGTTGAACTTGGACAGGTGCAACACTTCACCTTCAAGGTAGTATTGCGTTTTTCCGCTACCAGCGGTGTTGATGTAGTGGACATCCTGTAAGGGGAGGGAACACACATCGCACTTTTTGTGGTCGCCGTTGTGCGGATAGGTCTTATCGCGATGCACAGGGCAGAGAAGGTATCGCCCTCCGCGCTTGCCTGCTTTGTCAGCAACAATGCGCATGAAAGTGGGGTCACCGCGAACCAATTCTTTGATGCGGAAGAACTCAATCTCACCGCTCTTTGGGTCAATGAAATACTCCTTGATGAGTAGAAGGAACGCGTCATCAACAATGTTCAAGTCCCACTCAATCTCCTTCATCACTTCAATGAACGATTGGTCCATGCTGTTGCGTTGCTTCATCAACCAACGCGGGTAAAGGATTTGGTCAGCGTCGGGGCTTTCAAAATCCTCGTTGCCGCAAATGCGGCATTGACTCACCGTGTCGTGCTGATATTCTTCTTCACAGTTTGTGCATTTCTTATGGAACTTCTTCTCCCAATAATAACCGCGACGAAAAATCTCTTGACACAGCGTGTTGATGGTCGTTCGGAGGATAATGGACTCTTGGACTGTCGCGTAAAGTGCGGGGATGGATACGCCTTGAACGAGAACAGGTTCTTGGATGCCCGTCTTCCAAAGCGGCATCTGTGGTTCGGGGGTTGTTCGGCGGCTAAACGGCTTCGTCAATGCTGACAAAAAACGGCCAACCACGCCTTGTTCTTCGGCCATTAAATCATCTCCACAAGTCGGTTAGCGTCGTCAAGAAGACGAAGGGTTTCACCATCCCGACTGAACATCGCATGCACTCCCGCTTCATCAATGTTCCACTCCTTGAGCAATTCCTCGCGCTTATCGGGAACATCCTTCCAATTCAACCATTTGACAATGCGAAACAAATCATCGCGGCGAGATTTTACGATGTTGCTTTTTCTGCCGCGCAAATCAAGTAACTCAAGGACTGCCCCTGCTTGACCTTTCTTCATCCGCAGGTGTGGACGAATGCCCTTCATCAATTTGCGCAAGTCGTTCTCGGAATAGAATTGAAGTCGGTGTTGAGTGCGACGACTGTTTTTGTGGATTTTCAAATCGGTTTGTAGCACGCCGCAATCAAGCGCTTTGTGCAATTGCTCACAATGCAACTTACCTCGCTCGCCTGTTGCGATAAAACCAGCGCGCGGCTCAAGTCGTTTGGTGATGGTGATGTAGCCATCAGCGTCAAGAAAACCAGCGGCATACGCCCACACATCCTTGAAAATCACGGTGTCATCGCGGACAATACCCCATGTCATCCCAACGCGCTCAATGTCGTATTCAACGCCATGCATTTTGAGAAGCATGCTTAAACGATTAGGTGATAGGTTGCGAGCCTTCTCAATGCTGGCGCACAACTCGTTAGAGGATAATGGCCCGCGCTTTTCAAGAATCGCATGTGCTTTGCTCAAAACGATAGCATCCGTCTTCTTGAGATTGTCAACCGAATGCAAAGTGTTCCGCCATTCCTTCTTTGCGGTTTTCTTCAACTCTTGCGCATCAATCCACATCTGTCGCTGATTGTCATCAAACTCCCCCTCAATCAACAACAACTTGCTGATGATGTCGTTTGCTTTCTCCCATTGAACACAGGCGCGGCGGAGAGCATATTCTCGGTTTCCTCCGTGTTTGCGGAGAGCCTGCAAATCACGGTCGCTGATACCCAAGTTGCGAACGGTTGATTCATGCTTACCTATCCAATCAATAGATTGTAGCGTAGCCTCAACCTCTTCCTTCTTTGCAATGCGTATGGCTTCAATAGCGTGGTCAATAGCGTCTTTCATGCCTTTGTTGATGCGACGAGCCATGCGTAAATCCTTGACCAAATCCTCAGCGCCTCGGCCAAACATAGACTGAAACCAACCGCCGTCGGGAAGAGAGCGTTTGAGTTGTTGAGCGACTTCGCGAGCCATTTCCTTCTTTTCCTTCTCTTCCTCAAGTTCGTTGGGTCGCGGAGGTGTAGGGTTGGCGTTGACTTGACCTTCACCCTGTGAGATGGGTGCGGGTGCATCACCAAACGATGCGCCGCGAATATCCGTCTTGAGCAGAGGATGATGAAGAAGCATGTCTTCAATCGCGCTCAAGTCAATCAATACGCTTGCCCCCACCATGTTGCGAACTCAATTTTACATGTCAAGCATTTGTCGCGCGTGTTGGTGCTTCTTTTGCACCTGCGGCAGACCGTAGCGAAGCGAACGCGCTTCGGCAACTTCGTTCGCACTTTGTGCTTGAAAACATCGTAGTGTTTGCGCGGCATCAGCAGTTCCACCTCTTCAACGCCGCGCCTTTCGGGGTCATTTTACCACCCTTGCTGGTTGGACCTTTGACGCCACTCATCCGCGCGCAAAAAGACTTCCGCCTCTTGGCTTTTTTGCTACCTGCTTTCAATTTGCTCGGTTTTGTTGTGACAGGAGGTTTGAGGTTCGCACCGCTTTTTCGCTTCGCGGCGGCGCGACCTTTTGCATTCAAGCCGCCTTTGCGATGATGTTTGTTTGGGTTGTAACCGTGGAAGGGTTTGCTCTTTTTCTTCGCTTTCAACACCGTGTTCGCGATGTCAAACGGTGAACAACATGTGCAAAACGACACCTCTTTCGCGATGTCTTCGTCGTTCATCATCGCCAACTCTTCGGCGGTGATGGGGTCGTGTATGATGTATTCGTATTCTGTCATGTTATCCCCTCGTTAAATGATGATACCCGCATACGCATGGGTATGTTGTAAGGAAAAGTTGCTCGCCCCTGTCTCGTGCGTATTTCATTAGTTTGTTCGCGGCATCTCGCGCTTGATAAGCGTCTTGATAAGGGTCTTTGCTCGGCGTGGGGCATTTCGCTCTCTCGTAGCGACCAGCCTTCATGAACACCCACGCCTCATTCATCGCTTTAACGATGGTGGGCTTTCCGCCTACGCCCTGCTTTTTGCTACGCTTGCGTTTTGTTGCCGCGCGCTTTTGTCCCGACGACATAGAGCCGCTGGTCTTGGGTGTTTTGCTTGATACCTTGACGGATGGACGACACTTGGGGTAGCCCTTGCTTGAAGTCTTGGCTTTGCTTCGGCCACACGGAGGATGTTTACCGTCCTTACCTGTGCGCGAAACATCCACCCACTTCTCCTTGAACCAACGGTTCAAGTTTTTTTCAACCGTCATTTTCCAGCCCACGCATCACAAGTATAGTCTCTGTTGCAAGTGAAATCATACCACTTGCAGTAGCCCGTTTGAGGGTCTTCTGTTGCTGAATCGTCCCACGCTTTGCAGTTGCCGCAACACTTCTTGCTTTCACAAGGGCGGTAGTTTGGCGCGTCTTTCTTGGCTTTCATCAAAGCCCACGCTTCTTCAAGAGGAATCATTTCTTCTTCCCTCCCTTCTTCTTACCGCGGAACTTCCCGCGACAGTATTGAACCGCCCATCCGTTCGCATACGCGCTTGGATAAACTTTGAACTTACGCTTCGCCGCGGCCTTACCCGCTGGACACAACTTCTTCTCAAGGTAGCCGAACGCGGCTTCGCCGCCTACGCATAAATCGCAATCACAAGTCAATCTAATAACCCCGTCATGATGTCATCCAAGTCCACAATGCGCTCACGGAACTCCGTGGTAGCCCAATGAGCCAACGCGAGAGCGATAGCAAAGTCGTCGTGCCGACCAATGCTGTCAAGCCGTCCCTTCTTGCTCATGCCGAACATGAGCAATTCTCGTTCAAGTTCGGACATCATCGTTCGGGAACGGTCGTCGCCCCACGGCAGACGGATTTGCTCTTTCTCAAAACGCAAAACCAAACCCATGAGAAGCGACTCACGGCGTTGGCGTGTGGAAATGAAGGTCTTGATAGGAAGGTCGGTGTCCGCGCGCAGTTCAGTTGCGAAGACGCGCTGGAAGTTGTTTGCTTCAAGTTCAATGACATCGGGATTGAACTTCGCATTCAATCGTTGAATCTCGGTGATTTGTGTGCGGAAGTCCATGTTCTTCCTACGAATCGCGTGAACCAACTCAAGCATTTCGGGGTTGGTTGATGGACGACGAAGCACAACCATCACGGTGTAGTCAGCCGAGCGGTCGGACGAAATAGCAGGGTCCCATCCGATGAAGTATTGGTCGTCGGGGTCGCCAACCTCGCGCTCAATAAGTTTGAGTGTTGCGTCTTTCGCGGCTTGAAGAATGGTTGATGGGAAAAGACTGCTCACATCGTCCATTGGTTCGCACAGATATTCGCGCGCAAACGCGATAGCAGGCATGTCGTTGCGGCGCGCATCAAGCGACTCCAAGTCCCACCGTTCGGGCCACAACGCTACGCCTTTTGCATTAATCGCAGGGTATGTTTCAACGAGATAACCGTCGCGCGATTCAAGTTCGGTGTAAAGGTCAGTCGGCGTAAACGGTGTGCCGACAATCATCAGTTTGGAGGTGTGGTGAAGCGTCGGCACAAGGACTTCGTAAAACCACGAAGCGACGCGAGCAAGTTCGGTATCGGTCGTCCCCCACAAAATGTCGTCGCAAAGAATGAGGTCGGGGTGGATACCACGAATAGCACCACCGACCGACTTCGCGCTGATGTTTGAACCGTTTGAGAAACCAAAGAAAGTTTTTGACCAAGAATCAGCCTTCTTCATTTTTGCAAGGAACGGGACAGCATCAATCAAATCGTTGAGTGTGCGCATGTGGTGAATGGACTGATGCAGGCTGTGAGAAATCAACACAGCCTTCGTCTTTGGATTAAAAGCCGTTTTCCAAAGCATGTAGCCGAGGAAGAGCGTTGACTTGCCGTGGTCACGCGCGGCTTTAACGCAATATCGCTTGCGCGATTCAAGGTTGTTATACCATTGTTCGTGATGCCATGAGAGTTGAAACCCAAGAATCTCTTCAAAGAAGAACTTGAAATCACGCTTCGCGACTTCAAAGTCAATTTCCTCTATTGTTTCAAGAGATAATGATTCCACACATCATCACCTTATGTTCAACTGCTTCATGAGTGCGCCCCAACCCTCCAATTCAAGGCGCTCTGCGGACACCAAAGTGCGCCCCGCAAGAAGAGGGGTTTTTGCCGTTTCCGCCGCTATGAGTTCCTCGTCAGTAGGTTCTTCGTCGTCGCCACCCATTGCTTCTTCAACCATGCGTTCGGCTTGAGGGTCGCCTTGTTCTGCCGCGGCTTCAACGCGTTCGGCCTGCTGAGGTGAAAGACCGTGATGAGCGGCGATGGCTTCGGCTAACTTGCCTCTATGACCAGCCTTGCCTGTTTGAGCATAGATTTCATCCATCGTCTTTGGTTTATTTTCAAAGAATTGGCCTGCAATATCTCTTGCGGTTTTCCGCGATTTACCGCGCTTGTAGCCTGCTTGGTCAACCATCGTGTCTTGAAAGGCCGCGAGTCCGCCATCATCAGCCTCAACAGGTTGAGGATTAGGCGCTTCGGGAGTAGGCATGGCTTCAGTTGGTGCGTTGATTAACTCCTCATCCGTCGGCTCGTCAGTTCCAGTTGGTGCGTTGATTAACTCCTCATCCGTCGGCTCGTCAGTCGGTGGAGCCGTGTCAGCCATTGCCGACTCTGCTGGACCTGCTTCCATTGCCTCTTCAACACCCTCAGCCGCAGAAGTAGCGGCAGGGTCGGGAGTCGCTTCGGGTTCGTTAGCGACGCGACGCGCATCGCCCAACTCTCGGATTTTTCTTCGGAGTCCGCTGAAACCAGCGTATTTACCTCGTTCGTCAATCTCCGCATGCAATTTTTTCTTTGCCGCGTGGTTAGCCGCGTGGTCGTCGTGATACTGTTGCCTCAATTTAGCACGCGTTGAGGGGTCTGCCGCCTGTGTGGAGTGTATTCTCTGTCGTTCAAGTTCGTTAGCCCTACCTGTCTGTCGTTGCTCAAGTTCGGTTTTTGCACCTTGTCGCAATGCTCTGTTTTCAAAGAAGCCGCCGCTTCGCTTGCCCGTTGTTGGGTCTTTTGCTCCAAAGGCGGCTTCCATTCCATGTCGCGCGGTATCGCCTATGCCTTGCATGAAGTTCCCCATGCGTTGCTTAACGCCAGGAAACTTTCGCGCGAGGAAGTCTTTCGTTGCACCTGCACCAGCCGCGATGCCTTGACCAGCGCGTTGCGCACCAGCCGCAAGACCACGACCAGCCGCTTGAGCGCCACGACCAGCCATACCTGCACCAGCCGCGATGCCTTGACCAGCCATGCCCAAAGCGGGAGCAACGCTCCGACCTGCGGCGGCAAGACCGCGACCAGCCGCTTGACCGCCGCTCAAAATTGCACCCGCTGTTGCTTTTGCGGCAGGTGCGACATATTCGCTTGAGATATTAGCGATACCTTGACCAAGACCAGCCATGCGCTGACCTGTGTTGGCTAAATCACGACCTCGCGGCGCTTGACCTGCGGCTCGCGCGGTATCTATGTTGGCTTGCGAACCCATGACTCTTTGCGCACCAAGCAAGTTTCTCATTTGCCTTTTGTTCCCTACGGCAGTCGTAACACCTCCGACTTCAGCAGGGATAGCGGGTCGGAAGTTTCGGTCAACGCCATAAGGAGCCACATTCTTGAGAATAATGTCGGGATGGGAGTTGTCGCGCTCCGCGACGGCTTTGATGAGAGGTTCCCAAGTATCATCGTGTTGATTGAGCATCACATAATTCACATCGCTAAGGTTGCCGCCTTTTGCGAAAATAAACTCCATTGTCCCCATGTCAACACCATGTTTAATCATGCTACTATTCCATTCAATTTCCCATGTTTCAACCATTGATTGCACCCCCACAAGACCTCTTGATAGCGCGAACCACATCGTGCGTAGTGTTAAAGGATTTCGCAATGACGCCCCAATCTCCGAGCGACATTGCAATCGCGCGCACATCAACTGTCGGCACTCCGACTTCTTTGCTCAATCGTTGCATGTCGTAGCCATCCATTGGGTCATATTTCGTGAGCAATGAGCCGCCAGCGTCGTGCAATTGCACACGCTCCATGATGGTCGCGATAATGCCCATCGGGTCATCGTCGGACAATACAAAATCGTCGGGCTTGAAACCGCTAAATCCAGCCGAACCGCCGAAGCCTGCATGGGGGTCGCCCTCAAGCGGCACTTGGCTTTGGTTGTCTTCGGGCAAAGTTGAGATGGGTTCTTGAGGGGGCAGAATTGGGTCCGCGTCTTGCTGAACTGCACCGATGCTTCCACCGCTAAGGTGCGGTGGGAACGAATCGTGAAGGTGGTCGTAGTTGTTGTTGACTTTGCCGCGCATATCATGCATTTCATCGGCACTACCGAGAGCGTCAAAGTCAACCTGTCGCGCTTGCGCCGATGCGATGTTGATGTAGTTTTCAGCAATGGTTGGTGGAGGTGCGCTCATGCTTGAGTAGGCTTGAGGTTCTATGCCCATTTCTTCTGCGGTCTTGAGCATCGCCATCAACTCAACTGCGGCTTCGTTTCGCCCTCGGTCACCACCGCGTATTTCTTTTGAGAAATGACTTCTGTGGTTGTTGTAGGCGTTTTGGATGTCGGGATTCTCGGTGATGCCGATAGCCTGTCGCATGTTTGTCATGATGTTGCGCAACCCTGTTGCCGAACCGTCTTTACCGCGACCGTAAAGCAACTGATTGATTGGCGCGCGAGCCATTGAACGAGCGGTTGGTTGGTCGTATCCCATGTCCATGAAGTTGTTCATCGCTGAGGTGGACATGCCTCCCTTCGCGCTTGGGTTGAACAAATCGGGCGCGCGTTGAGCCAAAGCGCTAACAACTGACATGGGTGATATTCTCCCGTAAGCGGCGGCTTGTTCGTGTTCCTCAGCGTAGTGCGATGGGAAGGTGTTGTTTTCTTTGGATGTGGGGTCTTTTTCGTTTGAGGAATAACGACGCGTGACGCCGTTTGTGATTTGCTGAGGTTCAAACACATTCTGTTTCGCACCCAATTGAGTGTCAATGCCGCGCTTTTCAACTTCGTCAAGGAACTCTTTGTGCGTGTGAAACGCCGCCGATTCAAGGTGAACACCGAGCGTTGGGTGTGCTTTGTTGTTCGCATGGTTGTTGATGAGCCGCCCGTCCTCTGTTCGCGTTTGTCGTTGTGCGGTAGGGACACGGCGCGATTGATGTGAGCCGTAGTGGTTGTTCATGTAGTCGGGGTGCAATCTGCCGTTTTCATCAAAGGGAATAGGAACGGTGTGAAAGTCATCGCCGTTGTCGCGCTTGATTTTGTTGAAACGCATAGCCGCCGAGTTGAAAATCTGCTTCGCCATTTCCAACGCGTTGCCCTCGGTTTTAGGATACACGCGTGCGCCGCCTTCGCTCATGTAACCACCTTTCATGATTTCTTTTGCTAAAATCATCGCGGCTTTTTCTTTAGGGAACTGCCGCAGTTCTGCTGGTATTTCAGCGAACGGCTCGCCCGTCATTGAGTTGATGTAAAAATGCGACATTTTGTCGTGCGGTGAATGTTCGGGTGGGAATGACATGGGATGCATAACGCCGTCTTCATCCATGTAGTAAACGCCCTTGCCCTTGAGAATAAGGTCGCTCATCTGTAAACGCCGCCTCTTTCTCGCCACACTCGTTCCGCTTCTAAACGCGCGGGTGTTCCCGCACCATGTTCGTTGAACAACGGGTTAAGAGGATGGTCCAATTCTTCTATACTATCAAGTCTGTTCATCTCATCACCTCTGCGCGGCTGTTGAACAACATGAGCCGTAAGGTGTGGTTGCATACTACCTGCCTTTGCGTCAAAGGCTTGAGTTTTAAAAGGTTCTTCTTGGAACCGCTCTGCTGGTTGATAATTTTCAACATTCCAACTGCGCCTCCGTTCTTCCCTCGGTGGCCTAATGTTTACATTTCTGCGAGCAACACTATGGTCGCGTGCTAATTGACGAGCAAATGCTTGAAGACGGTGTGGGTTATATTCGTTATACGCGTCTTCTTGAAGTTGACTGTCAATTTTTTCTTTCATTTGTTGCAGTTCTCTCATCTCGCGCCTTGAGCGAGGATTCGCCTTGAGCAACAACCACCATTCTTCACTCACGCTAATCCACCTCGCCTTACATAGAGGTCGTAAGCGTGAGTCCCCCATCGCGTTGCATCATCATCGGGGTCTGTTTCTGTTGCACCTGTTGGATTTGAAGTCAAACCGCCCGATGAATTAGGGGAAGGGCCATCAACACCATCCATTGATTTGTCACGCTTTCGCATCAAATCGCGCAACAATTTGTTGAGTTTGTCAATCAATGTGCGATATTCCAACTTATCACGCGCGGATATACCGAGGTTGATTTTCTGCCGTCGTGCTTTAGCGAGCATGGATTCAGCGCCGCCAGCGAGCGATGTCGCCTCTGTCATTTCTTGACCCATCGGTGTCGCCGCAGTTCGCGGCTGACGCATCGCTTTCGCATGAGGCTTTCCGCGACCGCGACCTCGCGGTCCGCGAGTCAAACGCGATTTTGGTGTGATGGTCGGCACAGGAGGGGTGATGTCCTGTGTTGGTTGCGATTGACGAACCTGCTGACGCATCGCTTCCGCTTCGCGCTGGCGAGGGTCGGGGTAAGACTGTTTTGCGCGAGAACGACCTGTTGAAGTGGTCAATACGCGAGGTGCAGTTCGTTGACGGTAGGTATAGCCAGGGGACATCATGTAACCTGCGCGCGCAGAAGCCATGCTGGTCATTGCGGCAGGCGACCTTACATTTCCAGCCTTGAGGGGTGCGCCACTTCCTTTCCTTCGTCGCTTGCGCTTTTGCGATTCAAGCGTGATGTTTTTGCGCGACCTTCGCTTCTTTCCTGTTTTGGCTCGCTCACGGGCGCGAATAGTTTCAATGGTAGTCGTTTTTTGTGGCTTGTCACTGTCGTAGGTTGGTGTGTTGCGTTTTTTACGAATCATCTCAAATGCATCATCAATGTAGTCGGTGGAGAGCATGATGTTTGCACCAAGACCACTCGCGTTCGGATTCGCCCCGTCAATGGCTT